GCCCGAGATCTTCTCATGTGCAGCCTCGAGTGTAGCTTTTGCACCACCACCGGCGCGTACATCCTTGAGGTTGTTGCTCTGAGCTACAGAGATTTCGCGGAGGGTACGAGCCAGGTCAGCAGCTGCGCCGCCATAGGCAGGATCACCTTCGATCTTAGAGCGCCACTTCTGTGTGCCTAGGGCTGCAACATCCATAGGCGCGCTAACACCCTCGGCAAGGCCCTCAATAATCATCTCACCAGGATTTATCTCACCTGTGTCTGCGTATTCGGCTGCGCCTTCCCCGCCTGTACCACCAGCCATCTGGTAACCTGTGTTTTTAGCTAGACTGCCGGGGTTAAGACCACTCTTTGAGGCGAGGCCTGCGGTAAACATATCGACAGCCGCAATAATAGTACCACGGGTTACACCGCGCTGGGCCTGGCGGTCCATAAACTCAGTATCACTTAGGGCTGCTGATGCACCCTCCTCGGTAGAAAGATCGTAGCCAGATTCCAGAGCCTGGGATAATAGCTGCCCGTAGCGTTCTTGATTGTAACTAGATAACCCAAAGAGAGCGGTCCCTAATGTAGGGTTGCGCGTGAGAAGTGCAGCGGCAATGGTTGGCACCTGTTCAAAGCCAACCTGAGCAACGCCAGAGGCCGTAGCAAGAGGATCTGAGGCTGCTATTTTCAGGCCTTCCGTAAATGTTTCTGCCTGGCTAATATCTGCAACCGCGCTGCCACCAGCTTCAGTCATAGGGTAGTCACGCTGGACAGCGGTCTCTCGCTGTTGTGCCTCCATGGCTAGATCTACAGCCCTAGAGCGTAGTTCTTTTGGGTCTTCACGGTTGGCTTGCCATGTTAAGATCTTTTCCCACCAGGGTAGATCACCAGAAGCCTCACGATTAGCTCTGTCCGCCTCATAGTCTGCTGTTTGGGAGAGTTGCTCTGCGGCAGCTACATTTGGAAGGTTGCGTAGGCGGGAACCACCTCGAACAAGAGCGTTTACAGCCGCATCACCACCACCTGGTCCTGTGTTATTAGATGGGGCCGGTGCGGCTGCGGAAGCCTGGCCGCGATCTTGTTGAGCCAGATATGCAATAGCGCCTTCTGCGGTAGCACCACGCACGGTTACTGTTCGCCCGTCAGGCGTTTTTATCTTGAAGTCAGGCATATGTGGTGTCCTATTCGGTAACTATTGAATAACCTGAGGTATCGGGGGCATTCAGAGATTGGCCGCCAGATATGAATTGACCACTGGTGGATCCGTCTGAGTAACTACCCACGGCAGTACCCCCAGCCAGGCGGTTGTTCATAACACGCAGAGCTTCAGCATAGTCTTTGACCCATACCTTCCAGATCTCCTCACCGTCCGTCCAGTTAGGCTGCGCAGATCCAAAGATTGCCATCTCGCGATCGGACACGGCACCTTTAGTTTGGGCAATGTAGGACAACTGGTCGTCTACTTTGAGCTTGGCAATCTTCAAGCGTACGTTTTCACGTTGGTTTCCCGTGATCTGGTCCCATTTGCGGAACATATAACCTAAGCCAACCACACCATCATGGTCCTCGAAGCCCTGGAGAACTTGCATTGCGTTCTGGAGTTTTGCAGAGGCAACAGCTGCTTCAAAGCCTGCGTCCTTATCTGGCTTGTTAGCCTTACCTGCAAGGGCTGCTGCCCGTGCCTGCTCTACTCGGCGGCTTTCCTCAAGGGCAAAGGCTTCTTTCTCGCCTGCCCGGTTGTAATCCATGATGTTGCCATATTCCTGGCCCATCGCTGCCATGCCTGCGTTCAGACCCATACCCTGCTGTGCGCCCATGGCTGATCCCATGCGGATCATACCCTCGCCCATCATATTGATCTTCTGGGGCTCAATGGTAGGCGTCCGGGAGGATCCCCTGGCGTTGCCGGTCTGGAGGGCTGGGGGAGGGTTGTTTGGCTGGTTGGGGTTCATTAGGGCGGGTTGGCCCTGGCTATAGGGCATACTGGCTAAAAGATTTGGGTTCATCTGAAGTGCTGGACCATAGGAGAATTGAGTGCGGGGATCTGAGGGGGGAAGTGCCATATTAATTGCCTCCTAACTGATTCCGAGGCCAGATTGGCCTCCAAAGAATGGGTTAAAGAAAGAACTGCTGGCGTTGTTGCTAGGTAGCCCATTCTGCTGTGCATACTGATTTGCAAAGCCAAAGCCCTGCATACCACCACTGATGGCCCCCTGGACCCCATTGTATAGATTTGGGGTAACTGTTGGAGCCGAAGGCGCTTTACCTAAAATACCAGACTGAAAGCCCTGCCGCTGTTGTAACTCGAAATCACGTTGTCGCTCAAATGCGGCCTGTTGGTCATTAAGTGCAGATTGGTCATAACCTTGCAGGGCGTTGCCTGCGTTCATACCAAAGTTAGCACCCTCGCCTAGTGTGTTCATACCACTGTTATATGCATTAGAAATTGCAGTGTTCGCGTTACCAGCATTGGTTAGGGCATTTGACTGGTCAACAAACTGCTGGTTTTGCTGGTTCAAAGATTGTGTACGCAAACTATCCATAACCTGGGACCTGACATCAGCACGGCGGTCGTCATAGCCACGGTTGGCTACGGCCTCGGCTACACCTGCGCGACTAGAGTTCATGTTGTTTGTGCCGCTTGCTGCTAGGTCGATGCCTGTCAGGGTGTTCTCTTGTAGATTACGCCGATCGTCGCGCATTGCAGCGGCTACAATGGGATCCATATTATCCATGGCATACTGGTTGGCAGAAGACAGGCGATCGCGCTGGGCGTTCTGGGACAACCCCTGGAACTGGTTGTATAACTGGTTCGCATTGGTGCCAAAGCCAGCGTTGGTATTCATCATGGCGTAACCAGAGTTCTGGAGGTTGCCGCCTATGTTGCCCATGTTGGTGGCAGTGCCCGTCTGGAAGTCGTTAGGTCCAGCTAGGGTTTGGCCACCGTAAGCACCAGTCTCTAGTACACCGCCTAGTGCAGCTTGTGAGCCAGATAGGTTAGCGTCCACATAAGGTTCGTACTGCTTAAAACCGGCTAAGGATGCGGCTGTGGCTGCGTCTTGTGATTTTGATGCTTTATTTGCACCATAAAGACCAACGCCAGCGCCGATGAGGGTGGCTCCTATTGCAAATACCATATTGGTTTCCTACTCGATTTTGTTATTACTAGAGTTCGTGAGGAACTCATTTAGGGAAGTCAGGTCAGGCTCTTCTAGTCCCATTGCCTCATAGGTGGGGCTTAGGACTTCATCCTCGATTGCTTCCATGTGTTCTTCTGCACCATGAGCTGTGAGGTGAACACAAACCAATGTTGTGTCTTCCTCAATGAAGAAGGCTCTTTTGACGCCGGCTGGTGATACAAAGGTCTGAGGCCCAGTCAGTCGTTGGCGACCACCGTCTTCAGATATGATCACCATAGTGCCTGCCATCAAGAAAGTTAGGTGGTCCCGCTTATGCAGAGCCCCGGCCACAGTTATACCTTTTGGCATGAACAGCTGACGGGCATACTGGTGGCACCCATAACGATCATCCAGGGGCGTGAAATGGTGCTCAAGCTCGGTCTGATCTAAAGCGCACTCCAGCTTGCCCTCTGCAATGCCATGGAGCATTATCGTCTGGTACTCCATCAGAGACTGCCTGATCTCTAGGTCTTGTTTCATGAGCTTAGAAGTCATTGTAAGTTAGCCCTACTGTAGAAGCTGATCCACCCACTGCTGCCCAAGCTGTACCATTGTAAACAACAAGTCCTTGGGTCCCATCGCTAAGGGGGTCCCAAGGTGAAATCGCATAGCGGACCATGCCTTTGCGGGGGCTAGCTGGTTCACTGTCTGCCACTTGCAAGCTGGCGTCACTCAAAGACCGTATAGATGCTTCCACCTCTCGCAGCTCTTCCTGGAGATAGTTAGGTAAGAAGTCAGGGTTGAGGTTAGGGACCTGCCGCCGAACATAGCGGGACACCAGCATGTTGATCTTGTCAGATAGTGACATGAGTTACCTCCGACCTGTGACTACAACTTCAACGTCCATACCACTGAATGCAAAGTCCTTGAGAATAGCTGTAGTCAACTTGTAGGACAGGTATCTACCAGCAACCCGTGTATCCACCTTGTACTCATCAGAGGAGTCAAAGGTGACTTCAGTCTGGTAGTTGGGAGCGGCATTGGGAGTGTCAGCAGCACCAAAGGTAAAACCAAAGGTGGCATCTGCATTGACCGTAGACATCTGTGGGTAAACCTTGGAGATTACCTTGTAGCCGCTGAGGGGGATACCCACGTCATCTAGGTCTATGCCTACACGCTCAAGTAGAAGCGGAGAGGAGACTGTGGTGTCCACTGATTGAGCTAAGTTGCCTTGGTCCACTAGGTCGATACCGTAGAGCTTACTGTCTGCAATGCCGCCACCAGCAGCGGACATGAGTAATGACCTGGGGTTATTCTGGCTCTCTTGGTCGTGGTATGTACCACCAATGCTTTCGTATGTTTGATCTGCGTCATCGTATGCGAAAACACTGTCAACAGAGGCCTCGGTGCCACTGACTACGTTAGGTAAGTCTTGGAAGGACCATACATCCTCTTTGTAGTTGTAGACTGCTGCACGGTTACAATGGGTGCCACTTGTATAAAGGGCCATATCATCACCTGTGCTATAGCAGAAGTATATCTCTTCCAAAGCACTATTGTGCAGAACAAAGCATTCGTGAGTACGCGTAGTGTTCATGCCGCCAAAGATGTAGTTAAGGACCCTACCATCACATATAGATTGGCGCGTGTTGCCATCAGTCACATATATGTCACCGCGGTCAAAGACGTAGTGGCGGCCCTCTACTTCCACGATACAGTTTTGATTGATTACCCCGGCATCATCAAAGATTTTGCGGAAGTTGAAAATGAACGTACCACCTACAAACTCCATCGACCAGACCTGGTCCTGTGAATATATTAGGAAGTTGGCACCCAGTGTGGCGCCATCCACGATTGGTGTCTTCATCTGCACAAGGTCATTGAAGCCTGCGCTGTTGGTCAAGTCAGTTTCGTCCCAGGTTGATGGGACTTGGTTTGCCAGGGCTGGGTCCGAAAACCTCACACGGTTAGGAAAGCTATTGCCTGCCTCTACAGTGCCTAGGGCCAATAAGAAGTCACCAAAGGATCGGAGTGCAGTGGTACTGTAGTTGGCTGGCCAATTTGCTAAGGCAGTGAAGTTAGTGGCAGCCGGTGTTCTTGCTACAGGCACTTGGTCTGACCGATTGACATACTGAACATCAGCTAAGGTGGTTGCTGTAACGGGATCAATGCTTGCAGAGGTGCTCGCGTTAAACCGCTGCGTAAAGGTTCCATTAAAGAACTCATGGATGTCAAAGGTGTCATCGACAACCAACACAGTGTCGTAGCCAGTTTGGGCAGCTAGTCCATAAGAGAACTTAGGGTTCCAAGTGATGGCATCAGACACAGCCCGGTAGATTGGGCCACGGGTCACATTGCCATCAGTGAACCTAATGTTCTTTGCTCTGGTGTAGGCATTTGGGGGGAGGTTGTAGGGGTCAACATCAGTGACCACGCCCACGGACCCTAGTCCACGGATTGGTA